AGTCCGCAAGAACAAACTGAAGGTCGTAAATGGCTAAAACCCCAGCATGGCAACGCAAGGAAGGCAAGAACCCCAAGGGCGGACTCAACGCCAAGGGCCGAGCCTCCTACAACAAAGCCAATCCGGGCAAACCGGGGCTCAAGCCCCCACAGCCCCAAGGCGGAGCACGCCGCGACTCTTTTTGTGCCCGTATGGAGGGTATGAAGAAGAAGCTGACCGGCGAGAAAGCCAAGAAAGACCCGAACAGTCGTATCAACAAGAGCCTGAGGGCGTGGAATTGCTGACATGAGCCAGAATCACGAAACAGTCAAAAACGTGATGGATTTTGCCTCCGCCATAGCGGCAATAGGTGCGTTTTTGCAACTACTCACGCCTGTCTTTGGCTTGATCGGCGCCATCTGGACGCTGATGCGTATTGCCGAGATGGTCTCTGGCAAGACCTTTGCGGAGTTGATCCGCAGAAAGAAATCAAATGCCGAGCAAAAGTAAGGCACAGCACAACTTGATGGCAATGGTGGCCAACAACCCCGCCGCTGCCAAACGTGTAGGAGTCCCGCAGTCTGTCGGTCAAGAGTTCATGAAGGCAGACAAAGGTAGGCGGTTTGGGTCTGGCAGTCGCGCTGACATACAGGCGATCAACAAACCCAAGACCAATCAAGGCAAACAGGAATTTTTTTCGAAAGGTGGTGACACTATGGCTTCCAAGATGAACCCAGGTTTTATGGCAATGATGGCCAAGAAAAAAGGCGCTCCTGCCAAGAAAATGGCCAATGGTGGCATCACCAAGGCTAAGATGGGCGCGGTCAAAACCGCTGCTCCCAGCCGTGACGGCCTAGCCGCCAAGGGCAAGACCAAAGGCGCACAGATCAAAATGTCCGGCTCCAAGCCTCTGGGCATGAAAAAGGGCGGCTACGCCTGCTGATAGGAGCCGGTATGAAATCCCGTGCAAAACGGTATGACGCTGGCGGCACAGTGGCCGCGCCCACTTATCCTTTCCAGCCGTCCAACATTTCTCCTCCTGCGTCTACAACGACTGTCAATGTCAATGGCATGCCATCGGCGGCGACTCCGGCTGGCAACATGTTTGAGTCTCCGGCGCAGCAGATGAAAAAGGGCGGCAAGGTTAAAGGTTGGGGCATGGCCCGTGGTGCCCGTGCAGCAAAGGTGTACTGAAAGGACACGCCATGAAAAAAGTCAAGAAGATGGGAATGGGCGGGATGCCCGGGACTCCGGTTGTAAACAAGGCTATGCCTTTACCACCGGGTGTTCCTCCTACGCTGATGGGCCTTGCTTCGATGAGCCGTGGTCCGATGGGTCGTGGTCCGATGGGTCGTGGTCCGATGGGCGGTGGCCCTCGTGGCCCGATGGGAGGGATGCCGACGGGCGGGGCAATGCCTCCCGCCGCTATGCCCGTTCTTTCGCAATCAAGTTTAGCGCAAGGAATGCCTCCAGCGCCTGCTGGAGGAGCAATCCAAACAATTGCACGTAAAAAAGGCGGCGCGGTTTCTGCATCTAAGCGTGCAGATGGCTGCGCCCAGCGCGGCAAAACCAAAGGTCGGATGGTGTAACCATGAGAACCAGTCGCGGAATGGGGGCTATCATGCCCTCAAAGATGCCTGGGCCAAAACGCAAGGCTCGTAGGGACAACACGGACTTCACTCAATACGCTGAGGGGGGCGAGGTAGAGTCAAAATTTGAGCCGGTTAAAACAAACTATGGCATGAGAGCCATGGGAGGCGCTGGAGAGACTGGGTCTGGTGCCGGCGGAAGATTTACTGTCCAAAAAAATTTGGGCAAAGATCTTGACCTTGAAGCATATCTGGAAGGCCAAGCGTTTAAACCAAAGGGCATGTCGCCCAAAGGTGCGATAACAGGCGGCGGGGTTAAATTGACCAAGAGGTTTGCCAAGGGCGGCAAAACGGAGTCCAAGGTTAATGAGGCCGGCGTGTACACCAAACCCGGTATGCGCAAATCATTGTTTGAGTCAATTAAGTCTCGAGCAGTGCAGGGCACAGGCGCAGGTCAATGGAGCGCCCGCAAGGCACAGCTTCTGGCCAAACAGTACAAAGCGAAAGGCGGGGGTTATCGTGGCTAGAAAAAAACTCGGAAACATCTCCAAAGTTCTTGGTGGTCTTGGTGCGGCGTACGCACTTTCAAAAATGGCGGTTGGTGAGGGGGTTAGGCCAGAGGATGTAGAGGGGAGCCAAGCGCATGCCGCAAAGCTGGCAAGAGAAGCAGCGCGTGATGGCGCGTCTGTCCAGACCCGTGGAGGCAGGTCGGCTGCAAGTGCCGCTCCTGCTGAACCCTTCAAGGGGATGTTTGGGTATCAAGACGCGCAAGGCAGGATTCGCATCCGTAGTCCTTATGAGAACCATGTGCCTATGGAAGAAGGCAGCAGATTGCACCCACTGCCCGGTTTTGAAAAATATGAAGTACCCATGAAAAAGGGTGGCAAGGTGTCGTCTGGCAGCAAAACCGCCTCTGCGTCAAGGCGTGGGGATGGTATTGCCCAACGTGGCAAAACACGCGGCAGGATGGTATGAAAGACCCGCAGCAGTCGCTCAAAGACTGGACCGCTCAGAAATGGCGGACTAAGTCTGGTAAGCCGTCATCTAAGACGGGTGAGCGATATCTGCCTGAGAACGCCATCAAGGCGCTCAGCCCCGCTGAGTATGCTGCCACGACCCGTGCCAAGCGGGCAGGCAAGAAGTCCGGGAAGCAGTTTGTTAAGCAGCCGCCCAAAGTGGCGGCGAAGACGGCAAGGTACAGGTGATGGCTGAGAAATGGATTCAAAAGGCGATCAAGAAGCCCGGGGCTCTGCGCTCCGCGCTTGGTGTGAAAGAAGGGAAAACTATTCCCGCCAAGAAGCTGGCCGCAGCAGCCAAGAAGCCGGGCAAGATGGGGCAGCGGGCCAGACTGGCACAGACTCTCAAAAAGATGAAGTAAATGAACGAGCAGGCCCAACCTGTTGAGACAGCCAAAGAAGTCGCTGGCAAGTCCATCGGCAGGTTTGGTCTGTTTTACATCACGCTGATTGTGTTGATCGGTGTGGGGTCCTCTTACTTCCTCTCCGAAGCTGCGATTACGGCAGTGATGACGATGATAGGCGGGGCTTTGGTTGCTCTGATTAACATGATGAACGGCATCGCTGGCACGGCTGAAAAGCAGGAAAAGCCCGAGTTCAAGGTCATTCAGACTTTGATTGAAAAGCTGGACAAGCTGGACAAGAAAGAGTTGCCGATGCGTGTTGACGTAGAGGGCGACAAGGTAACCGTCCGTAAGGGCGACGACGTTGTGACGGCAAAGAAGGATTGACATGGCCACCACATCCGGCGCAGCAAGTTTTAACCTCGATCTGACTGAGATCGTCGAGGAGGCGTTTGAGCGCGTGGGCTCGGAGATGCGCACGGGCTACGATCTGAAGACGGCGCGGCGGTCCCTCAACCTGATGTTCGCTGACTGGGCCAACCGGGGCGTCAACATGTGGACGTTTGAGCAGGGCACCATCCCACTCATTCAGGGCCTGAACACCTACACGCTACCCAACGACACCGTGGACCTGCTGGAGCATGTCATCCGCACCCAGCCCAACCAGCAGTCCAATCAGGCCGACCTGACCATCACCCGGATCAGTGTTTCTACCTATGCCACGATCCCCAACAAGCTGACGCAAGCTCGCCCGATCCAAGTTTGGATTCAGCGGTTGGACGGCCAAGTGTCTCCTACCGGATACACGTATCAGAGTGCCGATACCGGGGCGCAAACAATAACCCTTTCCTCAACCGCAGGATTGCCCACCACGGGGTACCTGAACATTGGCGCTGAGACCATCTATTACGGCTGGGTCAACAACAGCACCCAGATTGGTGGCGTGTTTCGGGCCCAGAACGGCACCAGCCAGATCACCCCTTCCGTCGGCACTGCGGTGTACGTCAACAACATCCCTCGGGTAACCGTCTGGCCAACGCCGGATCAAGGGGTTGTGGGCACGCCGTTCTATCAGTTTGTCTACTGGCGCATGCGTCGGGTGCAGGACGCCGGGGGTGGCGTGAACGTTATGGATGTGCCGTTCCGCTTTATCCCCTGCATGACCGCTGGGCTTGCCTACTATATGGCGCTCAAGGTGCCCGGGGCGATGGAGCGGCTGCCGGTGCTTAAACAGCAGTATGACGAGGCTTGGGAGTTGGCGTCGCAGGAAGACCATGAGAAGGCGGCTGTGCGGTTTGTGCCGCGCAGGCAGTACATTGCCGGAGCCTTCTGATGCCTAATCGTTTTTCGTCTGGCAAGTATGCGATTGCCCAGTGTGATCGCTGCAACTTTCGGTTCAAGCTCAAAGAACTGAAGACCTACACGCTCAAGACGAAGAACGTGAACATGTTGGTGTGCGCAGCTTGCTGGGACCCCGACCAGCCGCAGTTGCAGCTTGGCATGTACCCGGTGGAAGACCCGCAGGCAGTACGCAACCCAAGGCCAGACATCACGTATCGGTTGGGCGGTTTTAGCGGGTTGCAGATCACGGACACCCCCGGGACGGCTACGGATGCCGATGGCACTCCGACAGGCGGCAGTCGCATCTTTCAGTGGGGTTGGGCTCCCGTTGGGGGTTCTCGATTTTTTGATGCTGATCTGACACCAAACAACTTGGTTCTGACAGTGAATTTGGGTACAGTTACGGTTGCAACGACATAAGGAGTCGATCATGGACAAGAAAGATTTGGCGCAGGACAAAAAGACGGCTGCAAAGGCTGTGCATAAGCACGAGAAAGCCATGCACCCCGGCAAGCCCCTGACCAAAATGAAGGCTGGCGGCAAGACCAACGCCGACATGCTCAAGTACGGGCGTAACATGGCCAAGGTCATGAACCAGCGCAGTCCCGGTCGTAAAGGAGCCTGAGATGGCCAACTACAAAGTACCCAAAAAGGTGCCGTCTGTCGTGGTTGGTGAAGAGCCCGCCAAGACAACTATGCGCAAGGCCAATGTGTCTGTAGCCAACACCCGCAGCCAGGACTACCCGCCCGTGAAGACCAGCGGCATCAAAATCCGTGGCACTGGCGCGGCAACCAAAGGTGTGATGGCCCGAGGCCCAATGGCTTGATATGAACTACACCCAGTTGAGTGACGCCATTCAGGCGTATACGCAGAACTACGAGCAGGACTTCGTATCGAATATTCCTGTCTTCGTCAAGCAAGCAGAGCAGCGTATCTACAACTCGGTGCAGTTCCCGTCCCTGCGCAAGAACGTCACGGGCTTGACCACGGCAAACAACAAGTACTTGTCCTGCCCCAGTGACTTCTTGGCCGCGTATTCGATGGCTGTGATCAGTAGCGGTTCGTATGAGTACCTGCTCAACAAGGATGTGAACTTCATCCGGCAGGCATATCCAAGCCCTACAGACACCTCAACGCCCAAGTACTACGCTCTGTTTGGTCCCACGACCACAAACAGCACTCCACCTGCCATAACCGACGAGTTGACGTTCATCCTTGGACCAACCCCCGATGCGGCGTATGACGTTGAGTTGCACTATTACTACTACCCAGAGTCGATCACGGTTGCAGCCGATGGCCAGACTTGGCTGGGTGACAACTTTGACACTGTGTTGCTGTATGGTTCTCTGGTGGAGGCGTACACGTTCATGAAGGGTGAGCAGGACATGCTGGCACTGTACGACGGCAAGTACAAAGAGGCTCTTGCTCTGGCCAAACGTCTGGGTGATGGTCTAGAGCGCAGCGATGCCTACAGGTCAGGTCAGTACCGCGTTGCCCCGCTGCCGCAGAATAATGGGGTGGCTTGATGGCCTTTACCGGCAACTACTCCTGTAACACGCTGCGGTCGGGGCTTGCCAACGGCACGATCAACCTTGCCTCGGACACGTTCTATCTGGCGCTGTACACCAACTCAGCCACGCTGGATCAGACGACAACGGCGTACACAACGACCGGAGAAGCCTCTGGTGGTGACTATGTTGCAGGCGGTCTGGTTGTGACCGCAACCGTCTCAAGCCAAGACACAACAAGCGGCAGCATCACCTACGTCAATTTTTCGTCCCCCGCGTGGACGGGCGCAATCACGGCTCGTGGTGCGCTGATATACAAGGTTGGAGCAAACGGCGCTGTATGCGTGCTGGACTTTGGGTCTGACAAAACCTCAACCACAACCTTCACCGTGCAGATGCCAGCCAACACCAGCACATCTGCTTTAATCCGCCTCGTTTAAGGAGCAATCATGTCCATCGAAAAAGCAAAAGTCTCTGATGTCGTTTCCAGCGGCTTCATGGCAAACACTGGCTCTGGCGAGTGCGCTAAGGCCACCGGCAAGTACATTGTGGAGTGCCACGACAAAGACGGTAACCTCAAGTGGGTTGAAGAGACTCAGAACCTTGTGGTCAACGTCGGTCTTCAGTACATGGCCGGTTCTGCCCTGACCTCAACTGCTCAGATCACCACTTGGTATCTGGGTCTGTACGGCGCTGGCGCATCCAACACCCCTGCTGCTACCGACACCATGTCGTCTCACATTGGCTGGACCGAGGTGACCGCTTACAGCGAAGCAAACCGCCCGACCGCCACTCTTGCTGCCGCCACCAACGCCAATCCGTCTGTGGTGACCAACACGGCCAGCAAAGCCACCTTCACCATGAACGGCACTACGACTGTCGGTGGTGCATTCCTGACCAGCAGCAACACCAAGGGCGGTACGACCGGAACTCTGTTCTCGGCGGCTGATTTTCAGGCCCCCGGTGACCGCAGTGTTGTCTCTGGGGATGTGATCAGCGTCACCTACACCTTCAGCCTGTCTGCTTAATAGCGGGCCGCCTTTGGCGGAGTACCGCAGAAAGGTGAAACTATGGTGGTCGAATTTGAGTTTGAGACCGAGTTCGGTCTATTTAAAGATGCACTGCATTTTGCAGATGACTCGTTGCCCTCTGAAAAAGAGATAGAGGCAATGAAAGTTGCTCGCCGCGACAATTGGGTTGCGGCAGTAAAGGCGGCTTCTGAATCCACTGATCCGCCCATTGAAGAATAAAAATGGCAGATCGGTACTGGGTCGGTGGAACAGCAAGCTGGGACGGAACTGCTGGCACCAAGTGGGCGACTACATCTGGCGGTGCTGGCGGTGCAGCCATTCCTACCTCTGCCGATGACGTTTTCTTCGACTCCAACTCTGGCGCGTCAACCGTAACAATTGCTACCGGCAATACTGGCGCAAAGAGCATCAGTTGCACAAGCCCGTCTGGCGCGTTCACAGGAACTCTTACCAGCAACTTCGGAATAGGAATCACTGTTGCTGGAGGCGTTACGCTGGTTGCTGGGATGACCTTCACCCCTCAAGGGACATTTACCATAACTGGTACGGGGACGATCACATCTGCCGGGAAAACATTTACTGCTGTAACAGTCAATGGCGCGGGCATTACAGTGACGCTTGGAGACGCTTTCGTCGGAAGCAGCACATTCACGCTCACCGCAGGCACATTCAACGCCAACAATTTCAACTTCACAGCGTCTGCGTTTGCTTCCAACAACAGCAACACCAGAACTATTACGATGGGTTCTGGTCTTTGGACGCTAACCGGAACAGGAACTGTTTGGACTCTCGCAACAACCACTGGCCTAACCTTCAATAAAGACACGGCCAACATTCTTTTAAGCAACACAACCACAACAGCAAGGACATTTGCTGGTGGGTCACGCACATACAACAAACTTACGATTGGCGGGACAACTGGAACATCAACGCTGACGCTCGGCG